TATTGCTAAATGATACACCCATACCCGAGGCCATAATGACAAGCGGAAACTTTACCTCGGTCGCAATAGGCAGTATTGCAGTCAACCGCGCCGAGCGCCAACGAAAGGAACTCCCTAATGTTCCAATCCTTGCCGACAGCATCAAGCGTCTTGGTCTCATTCATCCTATCGTCATTACTCGTGATATGGCTTTGGTCGCGGGAGAAAGGCGGCTTGAAGCTGTTCGATTACTTGGTCATACTCATGTTAATTGCCAGTTTCTGGATGAGTTGGACCCTACTATCGCGCACGCTATAGAACTCGAGGAGAACATTAAGCGCGAGGCCCTGCCGTGGCAGGATGAGTGCCGCGCCGTTGCTGAGTACCACCAACTTCGTCAGGCCGAAGAGCCGAACTGGAGTCAAGAAAAGACCGGTGAGGCCCTCGGCCTTAGCCAAGTCTCTATCACGCAGAAGCTTTCGGTCGCGCGCGAACTTGCCGCAGGCAATAAGATGGTGCTTGCGTCCCCGCGCTACTCGACCGCGCACCGACTCATTTCGAGGGCGGAAGGTCGCAAGGATGACGCGGCCCTTTTGGCCCTGATCCCCCCGAAGCCCGGTGCGGAGCGCCCCGACTCAATCCTAAACGAGGACTTTAACACCTGGGCTCCCGCCTATTCCGGCGTCAAATTCAACTTTATCCATTGCGACTTCCCTTACGGGATTGACGCGGACAAGTTCAATCAAGGTTCAGCCGCAAGTCACGGCGGCTATGCCGACGACGAAAGTGTCTATTGGCGCCTCCTTCAAACTTTCGCCGAGAACCAGGATCGCCTTTGCGCCGACTCTTGCCACCTAATGTTCTGGTTCTCCATGCACTTCTACACCGAGACGCAGAAGTTCTTCGCTGACTACACCGACTTTCGCATGGACCCCTTCCCTCTAATCTGGATGAAATCAGACAATGTTGGAATTCTCCCCGATCCCGAGCGAGGACCGCGGCGCCTTTACGAGACATGTTTATTTGGGTCGCGAGGAGACCGCAAAGTAGTTAAGCCTAAATCGAACGCTTTTTATGGTCCAACTGACCGATCAATTCATATGTCAGTAAAACCGGTCAATATGCTGTCTCATTTTTTCGAGATGTTTGTTGATCTAAATACAGTATTTTTAGACCCAACTTGTGGTTCTGGTTCTTCATTACGAACAGCAATGAAGTTCAAAGCTAAATATATTCAAGGACTTGAACAAGAAAAAGAATTTGCTGAACTCGCAAATATAGAAATTAAGAAATTACGTTTGTCGGAGAAGGTCGATGAATAGTAAAGAACTGCATTGGTTAGCTGGATTACTCGAGGGCGAAGGATGGTTCGGAATTAGTAAACAAAGCGTGCGTGGAAAGAACTACGAGAATCCCGCAATAAGCGTTAAGATGGTCGACGCCGATATTATCTATTACGTAAAAAGATTGGCTGGCCACGGGTCAATAGGTAAAGCTGACCTTCCTTCTGGAAAGACGGCCTACATCTGGAGAACATCCGGCGAAAAAGCAGTTAAACTAATGGAAGAACTTTATTTAATTTTAGGTACTCGACGACAAGGGCAAATCAATTTAGTTTTTGAGTCGTGGAAAGCTAAAAAAGAAGGCCTTGGTTATAAAGTACGCACAGATTTAATTAAGGAACTGAACTTGGATGAATTATTCAGCTTAACCCGAAAGGAACAAGATCATGAAGAAGCGTAAATCCAAATACAGTGCGCGCGGCGAATACAGCAAGCCACTTACAAACGAGTTCAAAGATAATGTTGACGAGCTTGCAAAGATGCCGATACCCGCACCAATCACTCCCTCTCGCACTGAGCGCTCTCACGACCACAACATCAACGTCGAGCAGAACTACGGCACCATCAACATCTACAATCACCGCGCCGCGTGACGCAAAAGATCGCCATCGTTGGCGAGGCCTGGGGCGAACAAGAGGAGCAGCAACGCGCTCCTTTTGTTGGCCCTTCAGGCTGGGAACTCAACAAGATGCTCGCCGAGGCCGGTATCCACCGCGCCGACTGCTTCATGACGAATGTTTTTAACTTGCGCCCGCCGGGAGGAAACGATGTCATCAATCTATGCGCGGATAAAAGTGGAGGTCTGGCTGGATTTGGACCTCTCAAACCTGGAAAATTTGTCAAGGCTGAGTATGGTCCAGAACTTGGGAGGCTCTTCGGCGAGCTTATTTCAACGAGCCCAAATATTATCATTGCTCTTGGGAACACCGCTACCTGGGCGATTTGTGGAACAAGCGGTATCAGTAAAATTCGAGGTTCTGTTACCCTCGGAACCGGAAAAGTCAGCAAACTGAAAGTCATTCCTACGTTTCACCCCGCCGCAATCCTTAGGGACTGGTCCCTCCGTCCCGTCACCGTTCTCGACCTCGCCAAGGCCAAACGAGAGTCCGCCTTCCCCGAAATCCGCCGCCCCGAACGAGTAGTCTACATCGAGCCGACGCTCGAAGAAATGGAGTGGTACTTTGACGAATATCTCGCCGACGCACGACAGATTTCTTTCGATATTGAGACGCGCGGAGACCAGATTACTTGCATTGGATTCGCTCCAGACGAGCGTTCCGCCCTTGTTGTCCCATTTACGGACCTTAGAGCTGTTGCTCCCGATCACGTGGGAAGTTACTGGGCTACAAGAGACCTTGAGATATTGGCGTGGGGATTTGTCCGTCGCGTTCTCAGCTTACCCTGCCCCAAATTTGGACAAAATACTCTTTACGACATCAATTTCCTTTGGGTCAAGTACGGAATAACGGTAGTGAACTACGCCGACGACCTGATGTTGCTTCATCACGCTTTGCAGCCTGAGTCATTAAAGGGTTTAGGCTTCATGGGCTCCGTTTATACCAATGAGTCCTCATGGAAATTATTAAACTCTAAAAAGAAAACCACGACGATAAAGAGGGACGCATGAAGGAAATATCACTTACACAAGGTTATATTGCGTTTGTTGATGAAGAAGATTACGAGCGTATAGCTGCATATAAGTGGTTTGCGGTTGTAACTGTAACTGGCCCAAGTACAATTCATGTAGCAGCTTGTCGTTGGACTCCAGGAAGTTATCCGAACAGAAAAATGTTATATATGCACTATGAAGTATTACAGATGAGCCCTTCAGATCTAACCCCACTTGGAAAACTTATTGACCATATAAACAGAACCGCAACAGACAATCAAAAACACAATTTGCGGGTTGCAAATAAAAGTATTAACGGCTTTAACTCTATAAGAAGTATTAATGGAAAAGGGGTTTATTTCGAAAAATCGAGAAATAGGTATAAAGCGTTTCACTTATTACCAAATCGAGGTAGGGCCTATATAGGAACTTTCAAAACTGAGGCCGAAGCCATCGAAGCAAGGAGAGCTTATCTTGCGAGTCATAATTGAGAGTCCTTTTGCTGGAGGTTGGAAAAATGTTCTTTACAGTCGGCGTTGCGTGCTTGACAGTCTCGCTCGCGATGAGTCTCCATATGCATCACATCTGCTCTACACTCAAAAAGGAATGCTGGACGACCAGGACCCCGAACAGCGCCGCCGTGGCATCGCAGCAGCTGATGGGTGGCTTGAAGTCGCAGATCATATCGCAGTCTACTGCGATCTTGGTATTACTCGCGGGATGGTTATTGGGATAGTTAAGGCGGCGCGGCTGGCGAAGCCAGTGCATTTGCGGTGGATTGACGAGTCGAGGCCAGAGGAGATTTTATGACAGCAATAAATAAGCTTTTAAAGGAACTCAAGACAGCAAATCCTCCTTTGCAGGTAGCTGTTATTGCCCCCAACCATGTACGGCAGTTTGCTGAGCATATGCGAACGACAATGTTTAATCCAGAAAACCACTCAATAGATTTCTTTGTTAAAGCTATTGAGGCCGGCGAAGTAAAGATTATGGGTGTTCCTTTACGAGTCCGTAAATGAAAGCCATCAAGACCCACCTTCTAACCCCCACCGAGATCGCCCTCATGGGCGAGACCTATCGTTATTGGGTCTACAATGGATTAGACTGCTGTTTGACCGCGGAGATTCTCGATGTTATCAAGCCACAGTTGGACAACATTACCCGAGCCACCTATGAGTTCAGCAAGTCACTCCAGGCTCCTGTGCTTGAAATGCGGCTGCGCGGCGTTCGCGTGGATCAAGAGTGGAGAGATAAAACTATCGCCTCTTACGCCGCGGACTTGCATACCATCGAAGGACAACTTAATCGCATCCTTGTTGAAGGAATTGGATGCCCGATCAATTGGAACAGTCCCGCACAACTAAAGAAGTTGCTGTACGGAGTTTTGGGCCTCCCCCCACAAAAGAAGCGTAATGCCAAAGGGCAATACGTTATCACCGCAGATAGAAATGCTCTAGAAAAACTGGACACATACTTCAATGCGCAGCCCATCATCGGTCATATACTCGCGCTTCGAGATATTAGCAAAAAGATTGGAGTCCTTAAAACCTCAGTTGATTCAGACGGACGTATGCGAACCTCGTATAACATTGCGGGTACTACAACTGGTCGATTCTCAAGTTCACTCAGTGATTTTGGAACTGGAACAAATCTCCAAAATATTGAGGAGCGGCTCCGCCGCCCTTTCGTTGCAGACCCCGGCTTCAAGTTCGCCTACATCGACCTCGAACAAGCCGAGTCCCGACTCGTCGGCGCCATCGAGTGGAACCTCTTCGGAGATGGACGATACCTCGATGCCTGCGAGTCCGGGGACTTGCACACAAGCGTATGTAGATTGGCGTGGGAGAGTCTCCCTTGGGTGGGAGAGCTTTTTCGCGATCGAGAAGTTGCTGAACAACCTTTCTACCGACAGCATAGTTATCGACATATGGCGAAAGTCCTCGGGCATGGAACTAATTATAACGGCAAACCATTTACAATGTCCAAGCACACTAAGCTCGCCGCCGGACTCATTGGCGAATTTCAAACCAAGTACTTTTGCGCCTTCCCTGCGCACCAGCGCTGGCACGCAGCAGTCGCGAGCGAACTTATTCAGTCGGGCAATCTCGTTACTATTACTGGGCGGCGCCGTTGGTTTTTCGGTAGGCGCAATGATGATTCTACTGTTCGTGAGGCTATCGCCTATGGTCCTCAAGGGGCTGTTGGGGACATTCTAAACCAGGGAATGCTTCGCATTTGGCGTCTTAATATCTGCCAACTTCTTCTCCAAATCCATGACGCGGTGCTAGTGCAATATCCAGAAAATGAAGAAGATAAAATCCTCCCACAGCTTTTAGAAGTAATCAAAGTCCCCATACAACTCAACAATAAGAGAACCCTTATCATTCCGTCAGAAGCGCAAACCGGCTGGAACTGGGCGAAACAGGATAAAGACAACCCTGATGGGTTGAAAAAGTATAAGGGCCACGATGACCGCAAGCGGACTCCTTCAACGCAAACTTCACAACTGGATCGACTCCTTTGTCGAACTTACTGAAGTCATTGCGTCCCCGCGCATCTTCCGACAGTGGACAGCCATTGGCATCCTTTCAGGCGCGATGGAACGACGCCTGTGGGTTCATACCAAGGGCAGCAACTTATACCCCAACCTTTATACCATCCTCGTCGGCCCGCCAGGCGTTGGAAAGTCCGCCGTCTTATCGCAAGCGGAACGGTTTTTACGTGCGGTTCCTGATCTTAAAATCACGCCCTCATCTGTCAGCGCGGCTTCGTTGGTTGACTCGTTGGTACTCGCAGACCGCAAGATTATCCGGCCGAACGAGGTTCCGTCCTTCGTCCAGTTCAATTACCTAACCGCCGTCGCGAGCGAACTCGGGGTGTTCCTCCCGATTTACGATCCGCTCTTTATGAACAGCCTAACGAAGTTCTACGATGGAGAGCACTATGAAGAGCGGCGCCGGACGGGGAAAGTTAATCACCTTAAGATCGAGCACCCGCACCTTTCAATTCTCGGCGGGACAACTCCTTCGTATCTTAACTCGTTCCTACCAGAAGGCGCGTGGGATCAAGGATTTACCTCCCGCACAATTTTCATCTATTCTGGTGAGGTCGTATTCTCGGAAATATTCGGGGAAGAAGTCGCGTTTAAAACACTCGAAACTCTTTATATTGACTTACTTCGAGACCTGAAACAGATTGCCGCGCTCTACGGGAAAATGAGTTGGGAAGCGGAGGCCGCGGAGGCCATTTCGGCTTGGAACCGCGCGGGGCTGCCACCAGTCCCCGACCACAATAAGCTCACCCACTACAACTCCCGCCGCCTTGCCCACGTAATCAAGCTCTGCATGGTTGCGTCGATCGCGCGGACCTCAGACCTCGTCATCAGTCTCGAGGACTACCAGACCGCCCTCGGCTGGCTACTTTCCGCCGAGGAAAAAGTCGTGGACATCTTCCACACGATGGGAGTTGCGGGCGACTCAGCGGCGATCGACGACACTTGGGACTTCATCTACAGATTTTATTCGAAGGAGAAAAAGCCTGTGAGCGAGCACCGCGTGGTTAATTTCCTGCGGAGCAAGGTGCCGTCGCACAACATTATGAAGGTGATAGAGATTATGGTGCGCTCCGGTATAATCAAGTTAGATTGCACTGGAGGCACTAACGGTTACGTGCCCGCGCCGAAGGCTTAATGGCATTGAACAGCACCATTCCAGCCATGAAGATAGATAATAGAAAGCCAATCGCGCCAACGATATAGCCAACCATATCGTTGCGCCCAGTATCGACGCCAGTAGTGTTGGTACGGGCCTGGCTTAAAACTTCCACTTTCCTAGCTAGTTCAAGAATGGCCGGGTCGGAGATTGTTTGCTTGCCCGCCTGTTGATATCCTGCCTGCTCCAGCGTTGTAATGCGGGCCGAGAGAGCCCCTGATGTTTGCTGAGATGTTAATTGAGTGGCCGCAGCCGAATTTACCACCGCCAACCGCAAGGTTTCCGACAAGGTAGTTGTCTGCGTCGCCAGAGAAGTCGCCGTCTCAGTCGTCCTCCGACGATCCTCAGCCGACCCCGCTACGTCAACAGCGCGGATTGCGTCAAGACGGCCTTTCTCGGCGGTCCTAAGCTTTTCTTCATACTCGGATCGAATCTTTGCTTCGTTGTCGACGCGACGAAGCTCAGCGGAGGTAAGATCGAACAGCCCCTTTATCTTGCTTTCTATCAGCCTCTCGTTCGCTATGCGAAGGTCGTCTTGCCGCTTGGCCTCGGCCTTGAGATTGTCTTCAACGTTTTTCGATGGGTCAATAACCGCATTGCCTTTTGCGTCGACAGCAACGCCGGGACGTTGTTCAGGCCGTGCGTCTTGCGCCCATGCCGCAGGTGCAACAAGTGTAACAAGAATCAGCCCGACGGAAAAACTCATCTTGGTCATTGCTAACCTCATTTGCTCAGCTCAATCTTGCGATCTTCAGCACGCTTGAGTTGATCGCCTGCGGCCTTGAGTTCTTGCTGCCATGCATCATGAGCCACTGTGCCAGTCGGCGGGGCGATGACAAGGAGACTACGCTGCTTGGTGGAATAGACTTCGATCGCGGTATCAGCCTGCTTGCGATCGAGTCGCTGGATGTCGCCGCTGGTTGCCAGCGTGGGGAACCCGAGCAGTATCCATAGAGCAATGATGGCCCCAAGCGTACCAGGAACGCCCATGACGAGCGGCCAGTTTATCTTTCGCTTTTTCGGCATCTATTTACCCTTCTTACACTGTTGTCGATAGTACAACTCGTTCGCCAGAACCCTTCGCTTAACTCCCGAGGTCGCCGCGATCGAGCCGTCCCCTTTCGCCTGCACCACCTGTTGATAGGTCTGACAAAAGCTGTCCGCGGGCGGCGCGCCGAAGTTACACCACATCACGATAAATCCTACACACATCATTTGGGCTCGAGTCCCTTCAACTCATTATCCACTTCTGCCTCAGGCAGCGCGTTCACCTTCGCCACGATAGCCTGCATCTCCTGCACCCGCGCGAGAATCGCTGAGGAGACCAGCGCGATTTCCTCAGCTTTCCCGGCCGCGATAAATGTCTGAGCATTGATCTGGTTCATCACCGCTTGAGCGATGCGCAAGATCAACAACACTATCTC